GAACGTGAGATGATACAGAAAAAGAGTGGATCTGAAGATAGTAATGATTTTGCCCTACAACTGATGATAGAAAAAGCATTAGATAAAAGCGGTAAAAGGTTATTTGCTGATGGAGATAAGGCTTCATTACGAAGAGAGGTTGCAGCAGGTGTACTTCAAGAAATACAATTATCCATGCTTCAAGCAGGAACAGAACAGGAGGTAGAAGAGGCAAAAGCCGATTTGAAAAGCGAATCCTGATTGGCAATTTATATACTCTTTAGCCAACGAACTAAAAATGACTGTACGGGATTTGTGCAGTAAATTAACTGTTGAAGAAATGGTCGGTTGGGCTGCTTTTTACAAATTACGTAACGAAGAACAAGAAAAAGCACAAGATAGAACACAAAGAAGGAGCGTTATACCCAAATCACGGTAGAATAGTCTATATAATTGTTTATTTAGGTCGAAATGGCAGAGAAGAATCTAAATATACGGATAAAAACGATAGATAAGGAGTTAAAAGAGTCCTTAAAAAAGATAGGTCAATTAGAAAAAACTGTAGATAGACTAAATAGTAAACAAGTAAAACTAAAAACCAATAAAGCACAGGAAGCAGCAAAAAGATTAGAAAGAGAATTAAAAAAGGCTAATGAAATAACTGAAAAATTATTTTCTTTCAAAAGAACCGATGGATTCGGAAGATCTATAGCAAAAGTAAGAGATGAACTTTCTGCGGTAAGACTAGCGTTTGATAAAGCTAACAGTGCAGCAGAAAGACAAGAAAAAGCAACTGCCCTAATTGCAGGTAACTTTAAAAAGATAAGAATGGAAGCTGCTGCTTTCGCACAGGCAAGCGGTGATAGAGCAGCCCTGCAAGCTGCTAGTGGTGGAAACGTACAGGCAAGACTGAAAGAAATAAGTAATTTTCCAAAAACTATGCTTGCTGGTAGAGAGGCTATGGGTCTCCTTAACAGGATGCTGGAACTGTCTGTTGTTGGCTCAAAAGACTTCTTAGCTATAAGTAAGGCAATCGGAGAACAAATAAGACAAAACGCTGAAATTCAAAAAGCATCAGATAAAGCTGCTGGATTAGATAAACCTAAGAAAAAGGTAAAAGCCAAAAAAGAAGAAGCAAGAACAGATAGAAAGATAAATGAGCAGCTACAGCAGAGACTTCAACTGGAAATGGATTTAAGAAAAGTCCGTGAAAAGAGAATAAGGCAACAGGAAAGAGAACTTCAAAATGAAAAACGTGCCAAGTCTAAGAGAAGGCAAAGTCAGTTACTTGGAGCAGGTTTCCCCTTATTATTCGGTGGAGGAGCTGGTGCTATCGGTGGTAGTTTGGCTGGATCTTTCCTTGCACCAGAAGGAGAAGAGTTTGGTGGTCAGATATTTGGTAGTGCCATCGGTACTCTGTTAGAACGTAATTTACGCACAATCAGAGAAATAGGAAATGCTACACAAAACTTAGATTTAGCTTCTTTAGAAAACTCTTCTATAAGAATTAATGCTGAACTGGATCGAACCATTAAAAATTTACAAAGAATAGGAGAGTCTGAAAAAGCTAGAAAACTATTAAGTGAAGAAGTAGCTAGACAAACATCAACAGTAGCAGGAACTTCAGAGAACATAGCAGACAATATTAACTTATTAGTTGACGAGTTCAAACAGTTTACAGCTTTAGCATCAACAGCTTTAGGAATAATTGGTGTACCTTTTGTGGCTGCACTAACGCTTTTACTAGATACAGTAAATATGATCCTAGAAGGGTTTAACTTAATAACGTCTGCAATAGGTATGGCTATAACTGAGCTGATAAGACTAATTAGATTTTTACCTGGTGGTCAAAAAATATTGGATTCTATTGATAAAAAAGTCAAGTCTGTTAATGAAGGTGGAGTTAAGTTAACAAAATCAGCAAAGGATATTATGGCTAGTCTTGAAGATCAAAAACAGAATCTCATGGAGAGGCTTACTTTAGGAGATCAAGAAGCTGCCATACGGAAAAAGATAAGAGATCTTTTAGCACAAAATCCAGAGTTAAAAGAAAAGGAAGTTGAAGCAGCAGTAAGGGGTATAGCAGCAGTAGAAGAACAACTAAGACAGCAGGAAAAAGTAAAAGAGTTATATAGGTCAATAGGACAAACTATCGAAACTGGAATAGTAGATGCTATCCAAGGTGCAATAAATGGCACTAAAACACTTGGGGATGTTGCTCGTAGTGTATTTAGTCAAATACAAAGATCCTTAATTCAATTTGGTGTTAACTCTTTACTCACTGGTTTATTCCCAGGTTCTAGTTTCTTTAGAGCTAATGGTGGTCCTGTTAGTGCAGGAAAAAGTTATATGGTTGGAGAACGTGGACCAGAAATGTTCACACCAAACACAGGTGGTCGTATAACTTCAAACGATGATTTAGGTGGATCAACAAGTATAGTTGTAAATGTAGATGCTTCTGGCTCAAATGTTCAAGGTGATAATCAACAGGGAAGAGAACTTGGTCGCTTAATTGCTGTTGCGGTACAATCTGAAATAATACAACAGAAAAGACCAGGAGGATTACTTTCATAATGGCTACGTTTCCTTCCATAAAACCTAGTTACGGACAGCAAAAAACCTCTGAACCATTAACTCGTACTGTTCGCTTTGCTGACGGATACGAACACCGCATATTATTTGGTCTAGCACAACATCAAAATCCAAAAGTTTTTAATTTTACTTACGAAGTTTCAGAAACAGAAGCGGATACCATAGAAACATTTTTAGATGCTAGAGCAAATGATAGTAGTAGTTTTGATTTGCCTGTTGATTATTTACCTGGCGAAGATTCTACTAAGTTTAAATTTGTTTGTGAGTCGTGGAGTAAGTCAATACCTTATAAAGATAGAGCTACTATTCAAGCTACTTTCAGACAAGTATTTGAACCAGCATCATAATGTCAGTAAATTCAGCAGTATTTAGTAACTTACAAGCAATAAATCCCTCAGCGATTATTGAGTTATTTACTTTGCAATTATCAACTACTTTACATGGTGCAAACACAGTATATAGATTTCATGCTGGTAGTAATCTAAACGCAAACGGAAAAATAGTTTGGGCAACTAACGAATATCTAAGGTTTCCTATAGAAGCATCAGGTTTTGCTTTTCAAAAAGGACAGTTGCCTCGCCCAAGAATAATGATTAGTAATGCCACAGGATTAATTTCATCAATACTTTTATCTGTTAATGAAACAACAACTGGTAATGATTTGACAGGAGCTACAGTTACAAGAATTAGAACATTAGCTAAGTTTATTGATGCTGTTAATTTTGCTGATGGAATAAATGCAACTGCTGATCCTACTGCTGAGTTTCCACAAGAAGTATACTCAATAGATCGTAAATCAACGGAAACTAGAGAAGTAGTTGAGTTTGAACTTGCTGCTCCTACAGATTTAGCAGGAGTTAGGATACCTAAGCGTCAGTGCACTAGGTCAATATTTCCGTCTATTGGTACGTTTGTTCAATGAGTTGGAAGTACAAAGCACTACTTCATGCCCAACGTGAGGACCCTAAAGAATCTTGTGGTTTACTTTTAAATGTAAAAGGTAAGGAAAGGTATTTTCCTTGTCGTAATTTGTCAATGACAGAGCATCAATGTTTCATCATCGACCCAGAAGATTATGTAAAGGCAGATAATACAGGGGAAATAGTTGGGGTGGTTCATAGTCACCCTATCACCCCTCCTGATCCTAGTCAGGCAGATAAAATTAGTTGTGAAGATAGTAATTTACCGTGGCATATTGTTAATCCAAAAACAGAACAATGGGCATACTTAGAACCCTGTGGATACAAGCCACCTTTATTGGGCCGTCAATGGGTATGGGGTATAACTGACTGTTGGAGTTTGGTAAGAGATTGGTATAAAGAGGAAAGAAATATTGAACTAAGGGATTGGAAACGACCTACTACACTAGAAGAATTTAATAATAAACCTTTGTTTGAGGACTGTGCTTGGCGAACTAATTTTAGAGAACTTAGACCAGAAGAAAAATTACAAGATGGAGATGTATTACTT